AATAGTGATAGGCCCACCACGAGAACCATTCCTAACACCACGGCCTTGTATCCATGCTGGCGGCTCGGGGTCGCGGGCGGCGATGTTGAAGATTTCTTCGCGGATTTTTTCAGCCGTGTCTTCTTCTCGCTCGTACTGGGCGAGGAGTTTTGTTTTGTCGTTAAGTTCGATGTTCTTTTTGCGGAGGATTTCAAGCGCGTCATTTAATCTGTCCTTATCGGTCTTCGTCTGGGCAGCCATTCCGTAGTCTCCGTTTTTCGTAGGCGTTCCTGTACGCCTGCCGTTGGGGGGTTTTCTCGTATTGAAACCGTGCCTCGATGTATGCAGCAGAGTGAAAGTAGCGTCTATGCCGTTCCTCCCCCGTGGGGGAGCCGTCGTATTTTGCGTTACGCTCCCGCCCTTTGGCGGACTTGTTATACCGAGCTTGTGTAGCTTTCCCTAACTCGGTTTGTCTGTAGCGTCGATTAGCTTCAGCGTTTCGTCGGAGTTGCTCGGCTGTACGTTTTTTTCGTAAGCCAGTTTTGTCTCCCCGATGTTGATCTGGATTGAGAACTTTTCGCTTGGGCCTGCCTTCTGTGCCCCCGCTGTGTCCAGCCCCGCTATCTTGGCGAACAACTTTGCCGCGTCGATTGCTGCCGGGAACGGTTCGCTCCTCTCCATCATTCTCGCGCCGAGGATCGGCATCCCCGCCTCGATTGTTGCAAGCGCGGTTAGCTGCGCTCGCTGCGCGGTATTTGTGGCGGATTGCCATTCGATGCTGTATTCGCTGAAAATACGTTGGTAGAAGGGGTTCTCTGCGAGCGCGGCGAACTGTTCGTCGGACAGGTTATAGCGACGTAGGATGACTTCGGGAAGCTCTCGTTCCATCACGATCTCGCGAGCGAGCTTCGCCATGTCGAGGTTGGCAGGTATAACGACCGGCTCTTGCGCGGCCTTCACCGCCTCCAGCACTCGGGCCGGTAGCATAAGAGCGGGGTCGGTCGGGTCGCCGTCTGAAGTGTCGAACATTGTGTACCTACGTGGGTTACCGTGGCGGTAACGGGGGCGTTAATCCATTGTATAGGCTTCCGCTGTTAAGAACGTCTAAGCGAACTTCGCGCGGAAGCAACTCAACATGGCTGAAGCTTTAGGACAGAACGGGTTGTTGCAGGTCGTCCCGCCTGCACAGCTTGATGCCCATCTACAGAATGAGGCGAACGCCAAAGCAGCAGCGGAAGACGCTGCGGCTGCCGCAAACGCGCCTGATCCGGGCCAGTTGGCCAGTTTTATCAAGGGCCAGTTCGAGATATTCCGCAACCACCGCAATTCCGCGCCCGGCTGGTCCGAGCGGATGCTCGCCGCGATGAGAACGTTCAACGGCCAGTACGACGCGGCCAAGACCGCCGAGATAAAGAGGTACGGCGGGTCGGAAGTTTACGCCCGATTGATCGCCCAGAAGTGCCGGGCGGCCAGTTCGCTGCTCCGCGACATCTACCTCGGTCCAGATCGTCCGTGGGCCTTACGCCCCCCTGCCGATCCAGACGTTCCGCCTGAGATTGAGCAGAAAATTCAGCTAGTTATCGACGGCGAACGGCAAATGGTGGCCCAAACTGGCCAGCCAGTGACCGAAATGGACCTCGAAGCCCGGAAAACCGCCCTTTTGGACGGTGCCCGCACCGCTGCGAAGAAGAAAGCGGCCAAAAAAGCCAAATTGGCCGAGGATAAGATCGAGGAAATGCTCCGAAATGGGGGGTTTTACCATGCTCTTGCTGAGTTTTTGGTCGATTTGCCTATTTTCCCGTTTGCTTGCATCAAAGGCCCCACCGTCCGGGTCGTTCCGCAGGTAATTTGGGCCAAAAACGGGGGTCCCCCCGAGGTAAAACAGGTCCCAACGCTCACTTGGGGGCGCGTTTCGCCCTTCGATATCTGGTTCACACCGGGTGTTTCAGACATCGAAAACGCCAATATCATCGAGAAATTGAACATAACTCGGGCCGAAATCAACGACTTGCTGGACCTGCCGGGGTACAATCACGAGGAAGTGAGGGCCGTGCTGGATGAGTACGGTCGCGGCGGCCTGTACGACAACTGGGACACCACGGACGCCGAGCGCTCCGCGCTGGAGAGCCGCGAGAACCCGGCGTGGAACCGCTCGGGCATGATCTGCATGATGGAGTTTAACGGCAACGTGCAGGGGCGGATGCTCCAAGAATACGGCCTCGCGGTCGATGACGAACTGCGGGATTACCACGTCAACTGTTGGGTTATCGGGACCCACGTCATCAAGGCGCAGCTTTCGCCAAGCCCGCGAAAGCGGCACCCGTACTTTATAACGTCGTTCGAGAAGGTGCCCGGCACCCCCGTGGGTAACGGCCTGACCGACCTGCTCGCCGACATTCAAGAGGTCACGAACGCCACCCTGCGCTCGCTGGTCAACAACATTTCAATCGCCTCGGGTCCGCAGGTGGTCGTGAATGACGACCGGTTGTCGTCCGAGGAGAACGGGGAGGACCTGTATCCGTGGAAACGCTGGCACGTTCGGAACGACCCTGTGGGGAACAACTCGCAGCAGCCAATCAGCTTCTTCATGCCGACGAGCAACGTCCAACCGATGATCGCGGTCTACAAGCAGTTCTCGGAGATCGCGGACGATGTGTCTGCAATACCAAAATACGTCGGCGGGCAGGCCGGTTCCGGCGCGGGGCGAACCGCCTCGGGCCTAGCGATGCTGATGGGCAACGCCAGCAAAATCCTGCAAACTGTCAGTGCCAACGTCGATAGAGACGTGTTCGAAGGGGTGATGACCAACCTCTACGACCTCATCATGCTGACCGACGTGAGCGGCCTACTGTCGGGCGACGAGCGCGTGACGGTACAGGGCGTGAACGTGGCGATCCAGCGCGAGACGCAGCGCCAGCGCCAGCTTGAGTTCCTCCAGACCACGAACAACCCGACCGACATGAAGATCGTCGGCATCAAGGGGCGGGCGAACGTGCTCCGGTCTGTGGCCAGCACCATCGGCCTCGACGGCGACAAGACCGTCCCGAGCGAGGACGAGTTGGATAAAATGGAGCAGGAACAAGCGGCTGCCGCCAAAACCGCCCCCATCGAGGAGCGGGTCATGAAGGGCGTCCAGACCGGCGTCGAGAGCGGCGTCAAGGAAATCACGGCCCAGTTGACCACGGGGGCGCTGGCCATGCGGGCACACCTGCCGGATGACGAAATGGCTGAGGGGGAGGCTCCCCCGGTTACTAACAATCCGTCAATGGACTTGGCGCAAGATGCTGCCCACGCACAAGGTAACCAACCGTCAAAGATTACGACGGATAATATGGGTCCGACCACGAGTTTGACTGGAAATATGAGGGGGCCAAATGCGGTTCCGATCTCTGGAGGAGTAGGTTAAATGGCTGCCGCAATCCGATCTTCGGCAAACTACGACGAGAATTTTCAATCTACGATCATGAAACAGATCGTGGACAAGATGAACTCGCTCGGCATGTTTCATCCCGGCTACGTGAGCGGGCGGTCGTATGCGACATTCCCGAACGTGAACAGCACCGCCGCTGCGGTCCCGGCGATTGACACGATTTATTTCTATCCGTTCGTTTTGCCGCGTCGGGTGCTTATCAATGCCCTGACCGCGCGAACTACTACGTCTGGCGCTGGTTCCTCGGGTAAGCTCGCGATCTACGCATCAAGCCTTACTACGATGAACCCGGTTGGCGCGCCTGTCGCGAAAGACGAGACTGGCTTCACAACTCAGTCAAGCTCGCAAGATCGTTCGGCTGCTTTGTCGCCGTCCGTCCAGCTTGAAGACGGCCTTTTGTACTGGGGCGCGTCGAAGTTTACGGGCACGCTCCCAACGATGGTCAACGTTGCAGCGGGCAATTTGCAGACGTCTTTTATGCGTGGATCGACCGGTTCTGGGATTACGCTGAACTCTCTATCCATGGCAGACACGTACGCGAGTGCGTGGCCGACCATTGCTGCTGCGCAGGCGTTCACTGAACTGGCTTCGTCCGGTGTGCCACAGCTTGGGTTCACCGTCGCGTAGTTAGGAACTGTTAAGTCTTACGGGGTAGGGTCCAAACACAAGTTTTTCGTCCGCTGGTGCGGATCGGGGGATACGATGCCAATTAAGTCATCCAAGCACTATGACGACAATTACCGGGGCGAGGTCCTCAAGGAACTCGTAGACCGTGTAAATTTGGGCAACATCGGCGGCCCGACCGGCCCGCGCGGCGCAACCGGTGTGACCGGCGCTGCTGGCGGTGCAACTGGCCCAACAGGTTCAACCGGCGTTACCGGGGCAACTGGCCTCGCTGGCGGCCCGACTGGCGCAACTGGTCCAACAGGGCCAACCGGGCATACCGGCGCAACTGGCCAAACTGGCCCGAGCGGCGTCACCGGCCCGACCGGCGCGAATACCGGCCCGACTGGTCCGACTGGCCCCGCAGGTGCGATCATCGGCGCAACCGGCCCGCAAGGTCCGACAGGTGGCGTGACTGGCCCAACAGGCCCGACCGGCGCAACCGGCAATACCGGTTCTAATCTTACTGGCCCGAGCGGCGTCACTGGCCCGACTGGTGCCACTGGCCCGACCGGCGCGACTGGCGCAACCGGCGCAACCGGTGGTGCATGGCGCTTCGTTGCCCCGACCTCCAACCCCGGCATTGCCGGGGCGGTCTGGAACAACGCAGGCACTCTCGTAATCTCGGCGGGGTAACCAATGCCTACTTTTCCGGCTAACGCCCGCTACGATTTCTTCGCTGGCGCGAACCAGTTCGACAAGGTTCTCAAGGACGTTGTTGACAGCGTGAACGCTGGCGAGGGCGGCGGCCACACTGGTCGCACAGGCTTGACCGGCCCTACCGGCGCGAGCACTGGCGCGACAGGCAATACCGGCGCTACCGGAACTAGAGGCCCGACGGGTCTCTCTGGCCCGACTGGCGTGCAGGGTCCGACCGAAAGGTACGGACACACAGGCGCGACTGGCCGAACTGGCCCGACGGGTCTGACTGGTGTCACGGGTAACACCGCTGGTACTGGCCCAACCGGTATGACAGGTCCAGCCGTTGGCACCACGGGCATCACTGGCCCGACGGGTTCCGGCACTGGCTTCACCGGTCGCCAAGGTCCGTCTGGTCGAACCGGCCCGACGGCGGCAACTGGTCCGACT